ACATAGTGTTCATCATTCTAAAAAACATATGAATCATATGAAAGTATCTATGAACAAAGGAATAAGTTTTACAAAAGCACATAAAATTGCACTTAAAAAAAAAGGTAAATAATGGCAAAAACAGATTTAAGTAAAAGTTTATTAGCACGATTTGACAAGCTACAAGGTCAAAGGCAAAACTGGGAAACACACTGGCAAGAAGTTGCAGATTATATGCAACCAAGAAAAGCCGATGTAACTAAAACCAGAGCCAGAGGAGATAAACGAAATGAGATGATTTTTGATTCGTCTCCTATTCAAGCAGTAGAATTACTAGCAGCTTCTTTACATGGTATGCTGACTAACCCTTCCACCCCTTGGTTTACCTTACGATTTAAAGAAGAAGACATAGACAACGAAGAAGAAGCAAAACTTTGGTTAGAGTCTGCAACAGAAACAATGTACACTGCGTTTAATCGTTCTAACTTCCAACAAGAAATTTTTGAATTATACCACGATCTAATTACCTTTGGTACAGCAGCAATGTTTATTGAAGAAGATGATGATGATTTAATTAAATTCTCAACTAGACATATTAACGAAGTGTTTATTGCTGAGAACGATAAGGGAAGAGTAGATACAGTATACAGAAGATTTAAACTTTCTGCTAGAGGTGCGGTGCAAAAATTTGGAGATAAAGTTTCTCCAGACATTATGGCAATGTCAAAAAAAGATCCTTACCAAGAAGTAGAATTAATCCACGCACTTTATCCAAGATCTGATTTTAATCCTAAGAAAAAAGATAAAGCTAATATGCCATTTGAATCTGTTTATGTAGAATATAAAAATGGAAACGAATTATCTGTTTCTGGATTTAAAGAATTTCCTTTTGTAGTACCTCGTTACTTAAAAGCATCCAATGAAATCTACGGAAGATCTCCTGCGATGACTGCTTTGCCTGATGTAAAGATGTTAAATGAAATGTCTAAGACCACTATTAAAGCAGCACAAAAACAAGTTGATCCTCCTTTGTTAGTGCCTGACGATGGTTTCTTATTACCAGTTAGAACTGTACCTGGCGGATTAAATTTTTATAGATCAGGAACAAGAGATAGAATTGAACCTTTAAACATTGGTGCAAACAATCCATTAGGATTAAACATGGAAGAGCAAAGAAGAGATGCTATTCGTGCTGTGTTTTATGTAAACCAACTTATGATGCAGAATGGTCCTCAAATGACAGCAACAGAAGTCATCCAAAGGAACGAAGAGAAGATGAGATTACTAGGACCTGTTCTTGGTAGACTGCAATCAGAATTGTTAAAACCATTAATTGATAGAGTGTTTGCTATACTGCTCCGTAACAATATGTTGCCAGAAGCACCAGAGTTTTTATCTGGAAGAAATGTAGAAATTGAATATGTATCTCCACTTGCTAAAGCACAAAAATCTTCAGAGCTACAATCTATTATGAGAGCAATAGAAATATTAGGATCATTAGCAAATGTAGCACCAGTATTTGATTATGTTAATTTTGATAACCTAGTAAAACATCTAGCAGACATAGTTGGTATGCCACAAAAATTATTGAAATCACAAAACCAAGTAAACTCTGAAAGACAACAAGCTCAAGAACAAGCTCAACAACAACAACAAATGCAACAGATGCAACAAGTAGCACAAGCAGGAGGAGACATAGCACCATTGGCAAAAGCATTGCCAGAGGAAGCAAAGGCTTTAGTAAACCCAGAAGAGTAATAGAAAGGAAAAAACATGGAAGCAAGTAAACAACTAGAACAATTAATTGGAAAGTTAAAAAAAAATTACGAATTTATATTCAATACAGACGAAGGCAAAGAAGTCTTGTTTGATTTAGAAAAGAGATGCCACTACCACGCTACTACTAATGTTAAAGGAGATAGCCATGAAAGTGCATATATGGAAGGACAACGCAGCGTTCTTTTATTTATAAAATCAATGCTGCAAAATGATAATGAAAAAGGAAAATAATAATGTCAAACGAACAGATAACGCAGGAAACTGTGCCTGTAGAAACAGCGACACCATCTACAGAAACAGTCCAACCAACAGCAACACTTAATACAGTTGCAAAATCAGATACACCTATAACACCCTCTTCTTGGAAAGAGTCTATCAGTGAAGAGTTTAGAAGCGATCCTAGTATAGAGAAATTTACGGAGATTGATGCACTAGCAAAAAGTTACATCAACGCAACTAAAATGATTGGTCAGGACAAGGTAGTTATTCCTAACAACAACTCAACAGACGATCAGTGGAGTGAAGTGTATTCAAAATTAGGTAGACCAGAAACAGCAGATCAATATAAATTAAATGTTAAATCTGATGTAGTTAATTTTGATGAAGGTGCAATTAAATCATTTGCAGAACAATCTCATAAACTAGGTTTGAATAATAAACAAGCTGAAGGTATTTTGGATTTCTATAAAAATAATATGGAAGGTACTGCACAGCAATCAAAGATTGATACAGAGACTGCTCAAGTTCAAGCGGAACAACAGCTAAGACAAGAGTGGGGTAGAGACTTTGAAGGTAAAGTTAAACAAGCTGGTGCATTAGCTAAAGCAAATATTAATCCAGATGTATTAGATATGCAACTACAAGATGGAACAAGGGTAGGAGATCATCCAGAAATTATAAAAGGATTTGCAAAAATTGCTAATATGATGTCTGAGGATAAAATTGTTTCTACAGAAAGCGAAAATGTAGATACTATGAAAGATATTGAATCAGAAATAACTACTTTGACTAATGATACCAATAGTCCTTACTGGAATAAAAATCACCCAGATCACGATAAGGTGGTTCAACAAGTCTATACATTAAGAGAAATGTTAAATGCAGAATAATAATCTAAACGATCAAGAGATTAGATTAGAAATATTGCGGTTGGTTAAGGAAACAGGTTCTGAGAACCAGAAAACAAATCCCTTGCCAACTGCAGATATTTATTATAAATGGGTTAAAGGTAAGACAATTCGCAAGAACCTTACTGACAAGAAGGAATAGACTCTAGTCTAACAGACTTTAAATGCAAGAAATGCCTGTCAATTTTGACGGAGAACCTTTCTGTTTTAATTTTATTAATGACCATGTGGGTTGTTAATATTTAACTTTAATAAATGGAGAGACAAATATGTCATCACAAATAACTACAGCATTTGTTCAGCAGTATTCTGCTAACATTCAAATGCTTTCTCAACAAATGGGATCGTTATTAAGAGACAAAGTCCGAGTTGAATCTGTGGTTGGAAAAAATGCTTTTTTTGACCAAGTTGGTTCAGTAACTGCAGTTTTAAAAACTAGCAGACATTCCGACACTCCGCAAATTGATACACCTCATTCAAGACGAAGAGTATCACTTGCTGATTACGAATATGCTGATCTAATAGACACTCAGGATAAAGTAAGACTCTTAATCGATCCAACATCTTCTTACGCTCAAGCTGCTGCAATGGCAATGGGTAGAGCTATGGATGATGTGATTATTGCTGGTGCAACTGGTACTGCCTTTACAGGTGAAACAGGTGCAACTTCAACTGCTTCTCAAACTGCAATCGCTGCTGGTGGAACTGGTTTAACAATCGCTAAATTAAGAACTGCTAAGCAGACTTTTGATTTGGCTAGTGTTGATCCTTCAATTCCTAGACACATCGTTGTAGGACCTGAGCAGATCAATAATCTACTTTCAACAACCGAAGTAACAAGTTCAGATTTCAACACAATCAAAGCATTGGTTCATGGTGAAATTGATACGTTTCTTGGGTTTAAATTTACAACATCCAACAGACTTACAAAATCTGGTAATGACAGACTTTGTGTAGCTTTTGCACAAGATGGAATAGCTCTAGGAATCGGAAAAGATATTTCCGCTAGAATTGACGAAAGAGCTGACAAATCTTATGCCACTCAAGTGTACTACTGCCAAAGCATCGGTGCTACTAGAATGGAAGAAGCTAAAGTCCTTGGTATAACTTGCGTAGAAGCATAATAGGAGGATATAAAATATGGCTAATTCAATACAATATGCGAAGATAGTTAGTGTTCCTTCTGAGAAGGTTGATACTAATGAACTAGCTGGTAGAGTAAGAGTTGCATTTGCAGAGTACGAAGCAGCAACAGAACAATCTACTATAACTATGTTCACTATCCCTAATGGTGCAAGAATCTTAAGCGGATCAGTAAGTTATGATGCTCTTAATTCAAGCACAACTATATCAGTTGGACATGGTGCTTATACAAACTCAGCAGGAACAGCAGTTGCTCTTGATGTTGATGAGTATAAAGCAGCAGCCGCTTCAACTTCTGCAGAAACAGTTGTTGCTGCAGATACTATGGCTTTAGGTAGAAACACAGTAGTTGATGCTGACGAAGATGGTATTCCAGTTACAGTTACATTAGCAGGTGCTAATGGTGCTGGTACTATTCAGTTGCAACTATTATATGTTAAAGACTAATAAATAGTTTGGGTGGGGGAGCAATCCCCCATCTTTCTTTAAATGAAACATTTGAAAGAAGTCAAACCTGTGTTACATTTTAAGAAAGATGATTATGTTTATAGATTTGTTTTGGTAGACAGATTTAAACACACAGCATCTTCTCATAATGGATTTGATATTCATAATGAGAGAACAGAAGCGGAAATCTGGCAACGGATGACCAATAGAAAAATAAGAAGAAAATATATAACAAAGGAGTAGATATAATGAAAAAAGGTTTATACGCAAACATTCACGCAAAAAGAAAAAGAATTAAATCTGGCTCAAATGAGAAAATGAAAAAACCAGGATCTAAAGGATCTCCAACCAAAGCAAATTTTAAAAGAGCAGCTAAGACAGCAAAGAAAAAATAGATGGCATCTATAGTAGACATTTGTAATGGATCATTAAATCAATTAGGAGCTACTACTATTCTATCCCTATCAGAAGATTCAAAAAATGGTAGACTTTGTAATTCAAGATACACTCAAGTAAGAGACGCAGTATTTAGATCTCATCCTTGGAACTGTTTACAAAAAAGAATAGAACTAGCTGCAGACTCAACAGCTCCAGCATGGGGATTTAAGTATCAATATACTTTACCTTCGGACTGCTTACGACTGTTAGTTATTTTAGATTACGATTCTGATTACAAAGTAGAAGGTAGAAAAGTATTGAGCAATACCTCTACTATGAAAATTTTATATGTATCAAGAGTTACTGATCCTAATGAATATGATGAATTACTAAGAGAAACTTTATCTGCTGCATTGGGTGCAGACATTGCTTACGGAGTAACTTCTTCTAATCCTGTTGCACAAAATATGTATAAATTATTTCAAGAAAAATTAAGAGATGCTAGATTTGTAGATTCTACAGAAGGTCAGAATGTATCACAAGATTTAGGAATGGCAGATGCTATTGACGCTGGTACTTTTATAAATTCAAGGTTTTAATTTATGGCTAGAGTTGCGGTACAGCTTACCAACTTTACAGGTGGAGAACTATCTCCCAGACTAGATGGTCGTAATGATCTTACTAAATACAGTTCAGGCTGTAAGACTTTAGAAAATTTAATTGTATATCCTCATGGTGCTGCAGCTCGTAGACCAGGAACATCTTTTGTTGCAGAAGTTGCAAACAGTGCTAACAAAACTAGACTTATTCCTTTTGAATTTTCTACTACTCAAACTTATATGTTAGAGTTTTCTAATCTTAAAATTCGTGTCTACAAAGACAATGGTTCAGTGTTAGAAGGAGATAAAACTATATCAGGAATTACTAAAGCTAATCCTGCAGTAGTAACTGCTACTTCTCATGGTTACTCTAATGGAGATGAAGTAGTAATTACTGCTGTTGCAGGTATGACAGAAGTTAATGGTAAAAGATTTTTAGTTGCAGACAAAACTACCAACACATTTGAATTACAAGATAAAGATGGAACTGATATAAACAGTTCAGGATTTACAACATATAGTTCTGGTGGTGTTTCTAATAAAGTATTTGAAATAACTACACCTTACACAACAGCACAATTATTTGATATTAAATTTGCACAGTCCGCAGATGTTATGTACATTACTCACCCATCTCACGAAGTAGCAAAACTATCTCGTACTGGTCATACTACTTGGAGTTTAGATGAAGTAAGTTTTACTAAAGGACCATTTCAAGATCCCAATATAACTACTACTACTTTAACACCTTCAAACGCATCTACAGGATCAAGAAATATTACTGCATCTGCTATTACAGGTATTAATGGTGGAGTAGGTTGGTTAGCTACAGATGTAGGTAGGCAAATACATTTTAACGGAGGTTATGGAGTTATTACAGCAAGAACTAATGCAACTGTCGCTGTAGCAACTATTACTACAGCCTTTACTAATGCTAATGCTATTACTGATTGGTATCTCGGAGCTTTTTCAGACACTACAGGTCATCCTTCTTGTGTAACTTTTTTTGAGCAACGATTAGTATTTGCAGGAACAACCAATCAACCACAAACAGTATTTTTTTCTAAGTCAGGAGATTATGAAAACATGGATGCTAATCTTACAGGAACAATCTCAGATGATGACTCTATTGTATATACGATTGCATCTAACCAAGTAAACGCAATTAGATTTATGACTGCTACTAGAACTTTAATTATAGGTACAGCAGGTGGTGAGTTTACAGTATCAGGTGGTGGAACAGACTCTGCAGTTACACCAACCAATATATTAATTAAGAAACAATCTAACCATGGTGCTGCAAATGTAGATGCGATTGCAGTAGGTAACGCAACTTTATTTCTACAAAGAGCAAAAAGAAAAATTAGAGAACTAGCCTATAACTTTGATGTAGATGGTTATCTTGCTCCTGATATGACCATTCTTGCAGAGCATATTACTGAAGGTGGACTAACACAAATTGCTTACCAGCAAGAACCTAATCAAATTATTTATGCTGTTAGAGGAGATGGAGAGTTAGTAGGATTAACTTACCAAAGAGAACAACAAGTAACAGCCTGGCACAGACATATTTTTGGAGGTATCTTTGGAACAGCTACTATTACAGTTACAGATTACGCAAATATAAAAAATGGAACAAGAATTGTTTTAAAAAAATCAGATGGCACAACTACCACTTTTACTTCTGCCACTTCTGCTACTTCTGGATTTTTTCACAACGCTACTAGCAACAACCAAACAGCTACTAATTTAAAAACTCTTATTGATGCAGATAGCAATTTTACCGCTACTGTTTCTAGTAATGTAGTTACTATTAAAGAAGTGGTATCTACAGGTTTAGATTACTTAACTATTTCTAGTTTTGACATTGCTAGACTTACTGCAACTAGCGAAGGAAAATCTATTTGCGAAAGTGTTGCGGTTATACCAACTGATGATACAGAATATCAAGTATATGTTATTATTAAAAGAACTGTAAATGGTTCTAGTAGAAGGTATGTAGAATATTTAAACAATGTTGATTTTACAGAAACAGATAATACTACTTTTAATTATTTAGATAGTGCTTTAGCTTATAGCGGAACTGCTGTTACTACTCTTTCTGGATTAGATCATTTAGAAGGTCAAACAGTTCACATATTAGCAGATGGTGCAACTCATCCTACAAAAATAGTTTCTTCTGGCTCTGTTAGTTTAGATAGATCTTCCACAGATGTGAAAGTAGGATTAGGATATAATTCTATTTTACAAACCATGAGATTAGATGCTGGTTCTCAAAATGGTACATCTCAAGGAAAAACAAAAAGAATTTACGAAATTACTGTAAGATTATATGAAAGTGTAGGAGTAGAAGTAGGACCTAATCTTTCTGATATGGAACGAATACCATTCCGTACTTCTGCAGATGTGATGGATCAAGGTATACCCACATTTACAGGAGACAAAGCAGTAGAGTTTAGAGGTAATTATGATACAGATGGATTTATATTTGTTAGACAAACTCAACCTTTACCTTTGACTGTTTTATCATTATACCCAGAATTGCAAACCAATGACTAAAGATATTTTACAAATAGTGCCTTATATTTCAAAACATGGTAAGATTATTCTAGCCAACCAAATGAACCATGTTCTTATGGATAAAGATGCTCAATTTGAAGGAGAAGCAATGGAATTAGAACAGACAGGTTTAGCTTATACTTGTATCATTAATGATGATCCTGTTGCGTCTGCTGGTATGAAAATTATTTGGAATGGAGTTGCAGAAGGCTGGGTGTTAGCAAGTAGTAAAGTTTGGGATCATCCATTAGTTATTGCTAGAGCTATTAAAAAAAACTTTGCAAGATTAGCAAAAGAAAATGAAATCCACAGGGTACAAACTGCTGTAAGAGCAGATTTTACTATGGGTTTAAAATTTGCTAAATGGTTAGGATTAAAGGAAGAAGGATTAATGAAGAAATACGGATTTGATGGTTCAGACCATTATAGATATGCGAGGTTGTTCTAATGAGTTTTGTATTTGATATTGCTGCAGCAAAACAGGCAAGTGCCGCAGGTAAGTATAATCAAGCTGTTCAAAATAGAAATGCTACGATTGCAGAACAAGAAGCTGAAATGGTTGAAAAGCAAAATGAATTTGATCTTGCTAAATTTGACCAACAATTTGCACAACTTGAAGGTAAAACAAAAACTGCAATATTAACATCTAATGTTGAACTTTCAGGATCTGGTTTAAGAATATTAAGATATAACGCAGAACAAGCAGAAATAGAAAAGGATATTACAACTTACAATTCTAAAGTAAAACAATCACAACAATTAGAAAAAGCAAACTTTGCTCGTATGCAAGGACAAGTAGCTAAAAATGAAGCAAGAGCTACTGAACTAGGGTACTATGCTAAAGCAGGTCAAAGTTTAATGACTTTAGGTTCTGGAGGTGGAAAATAAATAAATGCCAAAAATACCAACTTTTACATCTAAAGCTAGACCAACTGCAGAAGTAGGTTCTATTCAATCCAATATAAGAATTGATCCAAATAGAACAATGGGTGCTGCATTATCTACTGTAGCTGGAAGAGTTCAAGACTATTATATTAAAAAAAGAGATAATGAAGAAAAATTAATTGCAAAAAAAGCAGTATTGGAATTAAAATCAGAAACAGATAAAATTATCCAATCACAAAAAGATAACATTAGTGAAGAAGAATCTATAAGTAATTATAAACAAACATTTACTCCTTTATTACAAAACAAATTATCTACCATTCAAAACAGAAGAGTTAAAAAGTTAGTAGAACAATCTATTGATTTAGAAAATTCTGAAAATATTTATCATTTAAAACAAAATTCTTTTAAAGCATATGAAAAAGAGAGTGCCAAAATTTACAATGAAGAAATCCAAGCAGGTGCTGCAAAATACAAAACAGAAACAAATGAAAAATTAAAAGAAAAACATAAAAATACATTATATGAAACAGCTAGATTATTTAATGAAGAGCATATGTTGGGATCTAATGATCTTAAAAAAAGAATAGAATCTATTGATAGCAGTTTATTATTAGGAGATGCAGATTCTCTTATTGGTACGCCTGGTGCTGTAGATAAAATTAAACAATTAGATAAAAATATAAATGGATCTAAACTTTTATCTGATGAAATATTTAATAATTCTATTTATAATTCTTATACACAAAAAATTCAATCTGTAGCAGTTAAAGGTGATCCTAATGCTGACTATGAAGAAGCTGAAAGATTGTTAAATGAACTAGAAAACTTTGAAAGATATAATGGTAGCAAAACTATATCTGGTAAAAGAGAAGCACAATTTGCAACATTAAAACAAAACATATTAACTGAAAGTATTGCTCACGATAGTTTTGTTAGAAAAATTGAACAAGGTAATAAATTTTATACATATCAAACAGAGCAAAAAAAATTATTAGAAGCAACTTTTTTTAATTCTTTTATTCCCACAATGAATAAGTCTGTTAATAAAGAAAGAGCAACAGAAGCTAGTCTTGAGTATGATTCAAGAGTAGATTTATATGTACAATCAAATCCAGATGCAACTTACAATGAACAACAACAATATGCTAGACAACTAAGATTAGATTTATTTGACAAGTATCAAGACGTTTCTACAGAACAAATAACGGCATTTAATTTAGAAGAAAATAAATTTAATGTAATTAGAGAAACTGATGTAATTATAAAAGCTAAAAATACTTATAAAGCAGATCCTAAAGCTAAAAATATTTTAATAACAATGGCTAGATTAAATGGTTATGTAGACGAAAAAGGTAAACCTCAACCTATTAAATTTTATAATGATTATATTAAAATTCTTAATTCAAGAAAAGAGGGATAATAATGGCAGATGTACAATTATCTGAAGAAGCTATTGAATTTGAAAAACAATTTGAAAAATCTATTAAAAAAATAGAACCAGTTAATTCTGGTTTAATTACCAATCCAGATGAAAATGATTTTAATTTTTGGAATAAAGCAGGAAGTTTAACTTTATCAGCAGGTCAAGGTGTTGTTAATGCAGTAGAAGAACAGGGTGATTTTTTAGAAGAAAATGTAATTTCATTGGGTGGATTAGAGTTTGGAGATAAGGATGGTAAATTTACATTTAAAGATTTAATACCAAAATACGTTTCTCCTAAGAAATGGAAAGAAGGTGGTTATTCTCAACAAAGAAATTTACCTGTGTTTCATAAGCCAGAAGGTATTGGTGAAAATTTAACTGAAGGTGCAGCAAGATTTGTAACAGGATTTATAGGACCATCTAAAATATTAAAAGGTGCAGGATTAGGCGGAACTATAATTAAAAGAGGATTAAGAGGTATGACTGCTGGTGCTGTCGCTGATCTTACTGTTTTTGATCCTAACGAGGGTAGACTTTCAGATATGTTAGTTGAGTTTGATTCTCCTGTTGCAAATAATGCAGTTACTCAGTACCTAGCAACAGACGAAGATGATACTGAAATGGAAGGTAGGTTAAAAAATGTACTTGAAGGTATGCTTATTGGTGGACCACTTGAAATATTATTTGGTATTAAAGCATTTAAAAAAGCTAAAAAAACTAAAGACATAGCAGAGAAAGAAAAAATTTATAAAGAAACTGGTGAGGCTATTAATGATTTAAAAAAAGGCAATAAGAGTAAAAAAGTTTTAACTAAAATTGTAGAAGGAAACAAAGCCATTAACACTAAAGAATATACTAAAAAAATATTAACTACATTAGATGATGAAATTAGATTTGTAACTCCTTTTGTAAGAACAACTAAAAATCTTTTTAATACAATTGTAGATAAAGAATCTGGTTTATTATCAAAAGACTCTGTTTCTTTTTTATCAAATCAACTAAAAGGAGCAAAACCAAAATACAATTATGGAAATAGAAGTATAGAATTAGAATTTAATAATGATATTGCAAAAGCTCTTTATATTGTGGGTGGTAAAGGAAAAAGTGTTTCTCACGAAGCCTATGTATTATTTTTACAAAATGCAGGTGTTGAAGATATAGCAAAGAAATCACAAGCAATTAGAGATTCAATTAAATCACAAGCCAAAAGCGGTTTAGATACAGCAAAAGTTTCTGCTGAAATTCCTAAAGTTTCTACTGAAATTCCAAAAAAAATTAAACAATCTAAAAAACAAACAAAAATTTTAATTAAAAAAATTAATATTGGTCAATTAGAGGCTAAAAAAGAAACTGAATCTTTTATTAAAAAAATATTAAACACTAAATCATTCTTAAATTCCGCTCAAGTTTTAAAAACAATAGATGATGTATCTGAAAGATTTGATGATGTAACAAAAGATTATTTACAAAATGATGTATTAAAAAATCAAACAGCAGAAGAACTTGCAACATTATTATCAAGAAATAAAGAAGAAGTTTTACAAGCATTACCTAAAGAAGCTGCTTCTGCAAAAAATGCTACAGTTAGAATGTTAGCATCTAAACAAGTGTTACAAGAACTTGCATTTACTTTAAGAGAAACATCTGAAAAATATGTAAGTAAATTTGGTAAAGATACTAAGGCTTGGACTAAACAAGCAAAGGAAGAAGTAGCTTTACAAAGTGAGATAGTTAGAACAACAGTAGTTTCTCTTAAAGAACAAATAAGAGGTGCTGCTAGAACTACTCAAGCAGGTAGAATAAAAGTTGCTAGATCAGAAGGTAAAGTTTTAGATGTAGAAAAGATGGTAGATATTATTCAAAACTTTAAAGGAGATTCTGCAACAATGGCAAACTTAATTAAAAACGCACCATTAGAAGAAGTAATCAATGCTGTTTCTAAAACAAAATCTCAAAGAGCAATAGAAGTGTTTAACTCGCTTTATATTAACTCATTATTGTCTGGTGTATTTACACAAGCTATCAACATGAAGTCTGGTATTTATGAAGCATTTATTAGACCAATAGAACAAATTGGTGGTGGTCTTGCAAGAGCAGATGTTAGATCAATAAGATTAGGTTTTGCTCAGTATCAAGGAATGATGATGAGTTTTGGAGACACTGTAAGAGCTACAGGATTAGCTTTAAGACAAGGTGATGCAATACTTGATCCTCTTGCTAGAACTCAAGATAACTTAGAAATCGTAGGTGGCAAAGCAGTAAGACCTATTAGTGGTGCTAACCTAGGTTTTGATGGAGCTGCTGGAACAGCAATAGATTGGATAGGTAATATTTTAGAATTACCATCAAGATTGTTAATGACAGGTGATGAACTATTAAAACAAATGAATTACAGAGGTAGATTATTTACTAATGCTTTAGATAATACTATGGAAAGAGGTTTATCTATTACATCTAAAGAAGGTAAAGAAAACATTAAAAGAATTTTTGATGAAGGCTTTGACAAAAATGGATCAGCAAATATAAAAGACAATAGTATTAATCAAAAAACTTTAGATTATGCAAGAGAATCTACTTATACAAATTCATTAAAAGGTGGTTCTTATTTAGATTGGGGAGCTAAAATACAAACATTTTTAAACAACTCACCAGAATTCAGATTTATAGCTCCTTTTATAAGAACACCTACAAACCTTTGGAGACATTTTGGTAATCGTTTACCTGGTCTTGGGTTGTTTACAAAACAAAATAGAGATTTATGGAGAAGTGGAGATAGAAGAGCAAGAGCTGAAGTTCTGGGTAGGCAAATGATGGGTATGGCTTATGCAGGTTATGGTTTGCATTTAGCAACAGAAGATATTGAGGATAAAGATGGTAACCTATATCCAAAGATAACAGGTAATGGACCATCTAATTTTCAAATAAAAAAAACATGGTTATCTCTTGGTTGGCAACCCTATTCTATTGCACAAAAAAATAATGATGGAACTATAACTTATAAACAATACAATAGAATGGACCCTCGTTTTATGATTTTTGGATGGATAGCTGATCTTAAAGAAAATATAGCTAATATTAATGATCAACAAAAACAAGACATTTTTTCTAGTGCGGTTTTAACTGTTATGAAAAATGCTTCTAACAAAACTTATTTAAGAGGTCTTTCAGACATTGCATCTATTATTGGTAATCCAACAGAAAATAATATTTCTAAATTTTTTGGTGGAGTGGTAGGAAATAGTATACCTTACGCTTCTTTAAGAAATCAAGGTATACCAGGAATATTAGAACCAGAAACAGAAGCATATGAAACAAGAGGATTTGTAGATAAAATTCTATCCAGAACAGGATTGGGAGAAAAATATTTAGAACCTAGAAGAGATATATTAACAGGTAATCCTATAGAAAAAACACCTAGTAGTTTATACTTAAACGCAGATGGTGTAGCGTCATTTTCTTTTTGGTTTCAAGCACCTAGTTTAGTAGGTAGAAAAATAGATGTTAAAAATAATCCTGTGGCATATGAGATTGCTAGACTTAGAATACCTCTTGGTGAGCCACAAAAAATAAAATATCAAACAGTTGATTTAACTGAATACAAAAAAGATAATCAATCTGCTTACGATTATATGATGCAAAATATAGGTAAAATTAAAATAGAAGGTAAAACTTTAACAGAATATTTACAAAAAACTTTTGATTCAAATGAATATAAAAATTTACAAGAAGGAAATACTGAAAATGATGGAGGTAAAGAAGTATATATCAAAAAAATATTTAAAGGTTTTAAAGATAAGGCTTATTATGAAATGATAAAAAAATATCCAGAAGTTAAAGATGCTATAGAAGCTGCTTTGAAAGAAAAATATGGCTTACAAAAAAGAAAAAAAGGAGATAAAACAAAAGAAATAAATGTACTATTACCACAATAATATGGTATTGCTAATTATAACATTTGATAATATAGAGAAATTAATATGACAGTATCATCAACAACAGTTAAAAATTCATACTCAGGCAATGGAAGCACAACACAATTTGCTTATGGTTATAAAATATTTGCAAACTCAGATTTAATTGTAATTATTAGAACAGACAGCACAGGTGTTGAAACTGTTAAAACTTTAACTACACATTACACAGTAGCTGGAGCAGGCGATGCTAGTGGAGGTTCAATAACTTTTACATCTGGTAACACTCCTGCATCTGGTCAAACAGTTGTAATAATTAGAGAAGTTCCGCAAACTCAAGCGATAGACTATATTGCTAATGATCCATTTCCTGCGGAATCCCACGAAGAGGGATTGGATCGTGCAACCATGACTACTCAACAACTTCAAGAAGAAGTAGATCGTTCCATTAAAATATCAAGAACGAACACCATGACATCTACAGAGTTTACTGTAGGTGCAACAGATAGAGCGAATAAAGTTTTAGCATTTAACTCTTCTGGAGAAATTTCGGTAACACAAGAATTAGGAACTTTTAAAGGTACAAGTGCAACTACTACTACAGCCGCTTTTGTAGAAAGAGATATTGTAAAATCAACAACTGCCGCTCAACTTAACAACATTTATATTTGTGTAGCAGCTTCTGCTATTGGCGATACTTTAACAGATACAGATCACTTTGCATTATTAGTAGATGCTGTAAGTGCAGCAACATCTGCAACTGCCGCAGCAAGTTCAGCTACTACTTCTGGAAATAGTGCTACAGCTAGTGCCAATTCAGCTACTGCTAGTGCGAACTCTGCCACAACTTCTGGAAACTCTGCAACTGCATCAGCCAATTCCGCTACCGCTTCTGCAAACTCTGCAACTGCCGCAGCCGCTTCAGCCGATGCTTTTGATGATATTTATTTAGGAACTAAATCTTCTGATCCCTCAACTGATAATGATGGCGATGCTTTGGCTGCTGGTATGCTTTATTTTAATTCTTCAAGTAATCTTCTTCGTGTTTATAATGGTTCATCTTGGCAAAATGCTGCTGTAGATACTACTAGCTTTGTAACTATTTCTGGAACTCAAACTCTTACCAACAAAACTTTAACTTCACCAAAAATAAATGAGAATGTAGCTGTAACTTCTACTGCAACAGAACTAAATTTATTAGATGGTGTTAGTGGTTTGGTTCAAGCTGACTTTACTAAATTAGCAGCTGTAACTTCTACTGCGGCAGAACTTAATTTACTTGATGGAGTATCTGGATTAGTACAAGCAGACTTAACTAAACTTGCTGCAATAGATTCTACTGCGGCAGAATTAAATTATTCTGATCTTGCAACACTTGGAACAACAGCAGCTTCTAAAGTATTCACAGCAAATGCTAACAATTTAACTGTTGTATCTGGTGCTGTTCTTAATACAGAAGATACATTAACAGATGCATCAAGCATTGTTTGGAATGTTATTAATTCCCCAGTTGCAAAAGTAACTTTAACAGCTAACAGAGCTATGGCAGCACCTACAGGAACAGGTATAGCGGCTGGTCAATTTATATCTATATTAGTTATTCAAGATGCTGGTGGAACAAATGAATTAACTTGGAACGCAGTTTATGAATTTGCAGCAGATACTGCACCGACATTAACAGCAACAGGAAATCTTGGCGACTTATTTACCTTTAGATACAATGGAGCAAAGTGGCTTGAGGTAGGAAGAAATTTAGCATTAACTTTATCATAGGAATATTATGTACGCATTAGTAATAGATGGATCAATATCAAGATACTTTAATTACCCCAAAGGATTTACTTTAGGAGATAACCAATACCCAGCAGGTATCTTTACCAAATGGTCTGTTGCAGAAAAAGCAGCAATTGGTTTATACGAAATTATTTTTGATGATTCTAATAAATTAGACGAAGCATTTTATATTAACACTAATCAAACTTTTACCTATGATGCAGATGCAGGAACTGTAACCGCAGCTTATGGAACAGCTACCGCTAAAGCATTAGCAGATACGACTTGGTCGCAAGATGATGAAGATGCTGGAGATTTACCAGATGACAAATCAGTTGGCGATGTAAAAACTACAGGTTTAAAAACAAATTACAAAAACCATTTTAATGTAGAAGCAGCTAGTCTATTAGCTCCTACAGATTGGTATGTAACTAAAGCAACCGAAGTTTCAGATTATTCAGTACCTAGTGCTGTTACTACTTACAGAGCAGCAGTTAGAACTAAAGTCAATGCAATGGAAACTGCAATAGATAATTGTGCCAATGTAAATGCTCTTATAACTTTACTTACCTACACAATGCAAGATGATGGTACAGTTACTAGACCACTTGGAGAATTTCCAGATAAGGTAGTTTAATATGCCTTTTATTTTACCAGCAAACA